AGAATCTATGCACAATTAGTACAGTATCTTTTAAATGAGATACCTATTTTAGGTATGGCACACATAACAGGTGGAGGTATTCCTGGTAACCTGCCACGGTGTATTCCAAATGGTCTAGCAGCAGTCGTAGATTATAATTCTTGGAGACTACCTGAGATATTCAGTAAGATTATGCTTGCTGGTGAGATACCAGAAGAAGAGATGAAGACTACCTTTAACCTAGGTATAGGTTACTGTTTAATAGTACCTGATGAACAGGTTGCTGTAGATACTCAGTTAATAATTGATGGTCATGGATTTAAATCACATATTATCGGAGAGGTTGTATGCGTTTAGGAGTTATGTGTTCTGGCAAAGGATCAAACTTTGAGAACATCGTTCGTACATGTAATAACCATGAGGTAGTTCTCATGATACATAACAAAGATAAATGTGGTGCTGCCAAGAGAGCAGACAAGTTAGGTATACCTCACTGTTGTATTAAGATGGAGAATGAGGATCAGATTATTCAACTCTTCAAGGCATGGAGAGTAGATCTTATTGTTCTTGCTGGTTGGATGAGGGTGTTGTCTAAGGATTTTATTGATGCATTTCCTGATAAGATTATGAATATCCATCCATCATTACTACCTAAGTACAAAGGTCTCCATGCTATTGAACAAACCTTTGAGAGTGGTGACACTCTTGCTGGATGTACAGTTCATATGGTGACAGAAGAGTTAGATTCTGGTAAGATACTAGAACAAAGTGCTATTCCTATAGAAGTTAATGATACTATTGAGTCGTTAACTGAACGTATTCATAGGGAGGAGTATCGTATTCTTCCATTAGCGATTGATAGATATGCAAAGTCTTGATCTATTTCCTACAACAATATGGGCAACCAAAGTAGAGTTAGATAATAATAAACTGGAAGAAGACATTAGAAAATTCTCTAGTGTAACTGAGTCAGTACAGGTATCTAATGTAGGAGGTTATCAAGGGCATCAGTATGAGAATAAGGAACTGGTAGATATTATTGAGAAGAATGTACCTGCTGTAGAAGGTAAGTCATTTCCTAATGGTTTAGTTACTCATACATGGGCAAACATTAATCCTAAAGGGAGTTATAATACACGACACTCTCATGTAGATACACAAGTACTTCTCTCTGGTACATATTATGTTAAGACTCCTGAAAATTCTGGAAGGATTAGATTCTATGATCCAAGAGGACATTTAATACCTTACATGCCTGACTATGAATACTATTATCATGGACATTCTGTAAATTATATTCAACCTGAAGAAGGTATGGTATTATATTTTCCACCTTGGTTGGATCATGATGTGGAAGATAATGAGTCAGAAGAGGATAGAATCTCAGTTTCATTCAATATTCTATGGTAAATATAAAATTGTATCGTATTACACCAAACTACTTGCATAAATAATTGAAATGTGTTATTATTAACACATCGTTCATCCCATTAGGGACGCAAGTAAGCCGACTCGGAACGGAATCGTTCATCCCATGTTTCATCTAGCAGTTATCGCAACTACTTTTACTTGTATCGACGCTCAGATTCTTTTAGATAAGATGAATGAGTTTAAGATAGAAGAAGAGACACGAGCTGAGATGATCAGCGTAGTGATAGAAGAGACACCTCATTGTGAGTGGGACGCAAAAGCCGACTAAAGGAACGGAATTAAAAACCCCAACTACTTTAGGAGTAAATCCAATGGCACAAGTCACATACCGTGGTGTTAAGTATGACACCAATGATCGCAAGCAAACAGCACAGTCTAAGTCAGAGATGACTTACCGTGGTGTTAAGTTCCAAAAAGAACTTGCTAATGCTTGATCGAACACTTGCATACGCATAAGCATGAGGTGGGGAGACCCACCTTTTTTGCTTTTCTTTTCCAAAAAAGTCGGAAAAATTATCGCAGGTATTTTTCGACCCATAAGGTTTTCTAATAGGCATAAATTTTTGTAAATGTATCAGGAAATACGGACCTAATTTGTATAAATAAAAATGTAGAACGGGAGGAACAAATGCTCCAAAACCCCATTACATTATGGTAAAAAAAGTAAACACTTAACAATGAGGTCATCAAATGCACAATCTAATTTCATATAATCAATTAGCAGGTTGGAATAATAACCATCCAGAAGTTCAAGAAGAATCCAACGATGCTATCAACGATTATTTTCAGTGCTTAGTCGAGTGTGATGACAATGAGAGCGTATGTAAGCGGATCTGTCTAGAGAATCACCTCTAGCACGTCCAACCATCTAGTACAAAAAAGAATATAAAAAGGGGAGGGGTTTACACCCTCCCTTTTTTAATATATAATATCATTACGTAAAGGAGTGTGAATGTTACACATGAGAGAACAATTACTTAGAGCAGTCCTTGCACATGCTCAAGGGGAGATTGCAAAACATAGAGCAAATGTTGAAGTATATCTAGAACATCCTGCAGGTATTGGAGAGCACTCTGATATTACTGAAGCAATTCAAGTTGAACTTGATAAGATTGCTAGGTATGATGATCAGGTAGAAGTTATAAACAAATATTTTAAGTCAAGTCATACGATGTCAGATATAGACAGAAGATCTAGTGAAATATAATGGAACCAAACAGAGGTAAATTAAAAGTATTGGTCATGGCTCTTAAAGAGATCGTGGAAGAGTTGGAGTCGGAAGTTTATTCTGATACAGATCAATACAACAATGCTGTAGGAGCATTCTCTTCGGTAGATCCTACCCAAACATATGATGAGGCATTTGATGATGACGATGGGTACGCAGACTAATACTTATCATAAGTATATAAATTTACCTTTTACTATTGCCCCGTTGCCTAACTTTAGTCAGCAGGGTAATAAAGTATTGCATTATTATATTAATGACTATCCATTCTATCCTATGGAAGAGTGGTTCAATGATCTTGGTCTTACTTTATTCTTGAAGGAAGTATTTTATACTCCACCCTTCAGTAAGATACCTATTCATACTGATCATGCAAGTTATACTAATCATGCAAAGATTAATATGACATGGGGACCTGAGGAAGGGGTGACACAATGGTGGAAGTCTGATAAAGTGGTTAAGAAATCTATGCAAGGTACTGGTGAGTACACTAGTGAAGCACACCATAACTTATGGGCAGAGGAAAAGGATTGTGAACTTCTTTACGAAGCAAACACCAATCGTCCTAGTCTAGTTAATGTGGGTGTACTTCATGGTACAAACAATCCTACACCACAAGGTAGATGGACTCTATGTTTTGTACCTGTTAATCAAGCAGGACAATTCATCCATTGGAACTCTGCACTTGAAATTTTTAAAAATTACTTAGATGATTAAATTAATAAGTGTTACTCCTGACGCTGAGAAACACATGGCATACACTGCTCGTGTGAGCAACCCTAAGAACCAAGAGAATGAAAACTTTGCTGGTCTTCTTAAGTATTGTATTAAACATCAGCACTGGAGCATCTTTGAGCATGCTCACATGACCGTTGAGATTAATACATCACTAGCAATTGCTACTCAGATTTTAAGACATAGAAGTTTTACATATCAACAGTTCTCTCAGAGGTATGCAGATAGTAAGGAACTACAGATAGAAATACCTGCTCCTGAATTGCGTCGTCAAGACACAAAGAATAGACAGAACTCTATTGATGATATTAATCCTCGTGATGAGGCATACATGCAAGCAACTATGGAGGAACACTTCGCTCGTAGTCTTGAGATATATAATGATATGTTAGAGTATGGAGTTGCCAAAGAGTGTGCTAGAATGGTACTACCACAGGCAACACTAACTCGTTTGTACATGACTGGAAGTGTTCGTAGTTGGATACACTATATCGACTTACGTTCTGCTCATGGTACACAGAAGGAACACATGGAGATCGCTGAACAAATTAGAGATCTTTTTATTAAAGAGTTCCCATCAATAGCACAAGCACTGGAGTGGTAAGTATGTCTGTATACAGAGACTATGAGATTAGAATCAATCTTAATGAACTAATCGAAAAAAGAATACCATGTTGTGATTTATTACATCCTGATCATTGCTTCTCAGCAGATCAGATATCACAGATTGCACATGACATTAATATGGATTTGGATTTACATCCAGTATACCATCAGATTGATGAGCATATCATGAGGTATGTTACTGCTGCTGGTATTGACAACTCAGAACATTGGGTTGAGAAAAAATTACCTGACCTAGAAGAATGAAAATAGCACTTGCACTACTGCTTGCTATGACACCTGTCGCAGCAACAGCAAATCAATATCAGTCTGCTTTTGATAATCAACATGAACAGCAGTCTGGATATTCTAAGTCTCGTACTTGCTATCGAAGTGAGTACAGAGAAGAGTATATACCAGGTACAGAAGATGATCCTGGATATGTCAGGTCATGGAAGGAAACTGTTGAAGTTCCTTGTAATGATGACACTGCAAAGGGTAGAGTTATCAGGGAGACTGTAGTTGAGTATGATGATAACGATTGTTCTGAAGGTACTGTTGCTGGTGGTCTACTAGGTGGTGGACTTGCAGCATTTGGAACTCGTGGAAAGGATCGTTGGTGGACTATCCCGACTGGCATTATTGGTGGTGCTATGGTAGGATGTCAGATAGATGGTGGTTAATCTATGAGCAAAGCAATTTATGATGACGTAAAGATTACTATCAACCTTAATGAGTTGGTAGATGTGAGAGCAAGACTCTTGACTCAATATGAAGATTTCTCAAAAGCAGTCAATACTGGTGAGTATCTTGATGAAAATGATGTGGATAGAATCGCATCTAATCTCAGAGATACATTAACATGGGATACACTTTACTTTATGATAGACAGTGCGATCTATGATTACATGGGTTTGCAACATCCACAGAAACCTCATTATGGTGAGACTGCTGGTAATGAACCTGCTGCTACCTTTGAGAAGGAGCAGAAGGCAAGAGAGAAATATTTTAAAGAGAACTTTGATTTAGTAGACCTAGAAGGAGGATCATGGACGATTCAAGTACCCGTAAGGAAGAAGAAGTAAAACCTTTCCCACCATTTCCTGGTTCAGATATTGTCAGGAAGTATACTGATGTGGATGGTAAATATAAGTACACCGAGACTGAATCTATGTTAGATTTTATCTCATTACATGACGGTGAATAAGCATGGCAACCTATCCTGTAGTCAATAAAGAGACTGGAGAACAGAAGGAGGTAAAGATGAGTATTACTGAGTGGTCTCAGTGGTGCAAAGATAATCCTGATTGGCAAAGAGATTGGTCAGATCCATCTACAATGCCAGGTGTTGGTGAAGTTGGTGAGTGGAGAGATAAATTACATAATAAACATCCTGGATGGACTGAAGTCCTTAAGAAGGCAGAGAAAGCAGGTGGTATTCAGGGTCGTTTGAATAAGGTGAATAAGAATTAAAATATTAAATGGTTAAATAATTGTACGTAAACCATCACATTACTGTATGCCAAGGAAAAGAAAAACCGATTCACAACCTATAGGAGTTGGCATGACTGCCAAACAAATGAGAAGGAAGAAGCCAATTAACGCAGACTTCCTGAGAGATATTGAACCTTTAACTGAGAACCAAGAAGAGTTATATCGTTGTTATAAGAATGATCAAAACCTAGTTGCATATGGTGCAGCAGGTACAGGTAAGACATTCATTACACTTTATAATGCATTGGAAGATGTCTTAGATCCTCGTACACCTTACGAAAAGATATACATTGTTAGGTCTCTTGTTGCTACTCGTGAAATTGGATTCCTTCCTGGTGATCATGAAGATAAATCCTTACTTTATCAGATACCTTATAAGAATATGGTAAAGTATATGTTTGAGATGTCCACTGACGCAGACTTTGAGATGCTCTATGGAAATCTTAAGACACAAGGTACTATATCTTTTTGGAGTACATCATTCATCCGTGGCACAACATTTGATAATGCAATCATTATTGTAGACGAGTTCCAAAACTTGAATTATCACGAGTTGGATAGTATAATAACTCGTGTAGGTGAGAACACCAAAATCATGTTCTGCGGGGATGCTTCTCAGTCAGACCTCGCTAAAACAAATGAACGAAATGGCATACATGATTTCATAAAAGTATTGAGGGTAATGCCTTCATTCGATATGATTGAATTTGGTCTACAAGATATTGTACGTTCAGGTCTCTGTAAAGAGTACTTACTTGCTAAAAATGAGTTAGGTATGCAATCTTGATTTTTAAACATGTAGAATGTGATCTTCCAAAGTTATCGAGAGAAACTATAGATGGGGTTCGTTACTATTCAGTTCCTGATAATGACGAACTCCTTAAACTAGTCTCTATAACTTCTGTTACTAGTCATCACAATAGAGAGATCTTTGTGAACTGGAGGAAGAAGGTTGGTGAGGAAGAAGCTAATCGCATTACAAAGAAGGCAACGAGGCGTGGTACAGATATGCACACGCTTACAGAACATTACTTAAAGAATGAGGAACTTCCTGAAGTTCCTCCTATCTCTGAGATGCTGTTTAAGATTGCCAAATCTAAAATAAATCTTATAAATAGTATATACTCTTTAGAGGGTTCCCTCTATAGTAAGCAATTAGGTATTGCTGGAACTGTCGATTGTATTGCAGAATATAACGGCGAATTATCTATAATAGATTTTAAGACATCTAAGAAACCTAAACCACGAGAGTGGGTAGAGCACTACTTTGTGCAGTGTATGGCATATGGTTGTATGTTATACGAATTGACTGGGATTATGATTAAAAAACTTGTCATTATAATGGCATGTGAAAATGGAGAATGTGTTGTTTATGAAGAGTACGACAAAGCAAAGTACATCAAATTACTCACCGAGTATATTAGAGATTTTATTCAATTCAAGCTGGAGAACTATGCCGACTAAAGTAGACGAGCAGTTCGAGAAGGCTCTGGAGAAGAAGTTTTTCTGTCCAACTAAATTTGCTCAATCAATTGAGCAACTTGTTTTAGACAATAAAAATATGAACTATATTGATGCGATCATATATTTTTGTGATTGTAACAGTATTGATTTAGAATCTGTACCAAAGTTGATCTCCAAACCATTGAAGGAGAAGATTAAGTTTGATGCAACAGAATTAAATTTTTTAAAACGAACATCCAGAGCAAAATTGGTTTTTTAATTCCGAAAAAGTCGGAAAAAACATCGAGGGTATTTTTCACGAAATACCCCTTTCAAGATTATGACACCTTTTGAAGTCTATAAAACCTATCTCGCATTAAAGAATCATTTTACACAAGCTAATTATGATTATCATAAGTATTGTGGAAAAGTACGAGCAACCTTAAATTCCTTTTATAAGAGAAAGGATCGTTTTTGGTTTGAAAAGTTAAGTAGGCAAAAAAGCGAAAAACAGATAATTGACTTTTTTGTCTCAAATTTTGTAACTTCGGGAGATCCGCAATCTTTGTGGATTGGTGATATTATCAGAGATGGTGAAAAGACCTATAATTCGTGGAATAAGAAAAATGAGTCTTTGACCTATTTTTTCAAAACTGAGGTAGAATCAGTTATTGACTTAAAACAGTTTGATGAGTTTTTTAAGATTTATGGTACTTCTCATCCAATATTGTTAAAAGAGCATTTGCAAGGAAATTTGTCATTAGAGACTATGGTAATACTTGACAAGATTTTGGGATATAGGGTAAATTTTGATAAAAAGTTAAAAGATCCTGTTTGGCAATTAGTGTCGCAAAATATGAATAAGTACAGTTCTTTCCTAAATATTGATGTATTTAAGTTTAGGAAAATCTTAAAGGAGAGTATAGAATGAGCTTCTTTGACTCTGAGGTAGTACGTGCGGAGGTCGCACATATTCACGAAATGCAAGAGGAAATTTACCAAAGTGTTTGGAAATTTGCTTCATTTAGTGATGAGGAGAAATTAAAGCATGTGAAACTTTTACAGGAACTTTTAGAGAAGCAGAGAGTATTATATACAAGATTATCTTTATCTGATGATCCAGAAGCTAAAGCAATGAAAGATAATATTATGAAGGGTGCAGCAGCACTTGGTCTCCCTCCAGATGTTGACATGTCAGTAGTTTTTGGTAATATGGAGAAGATGCTTGCGAAGATGAAATCGCAGGTAGAATAGACATAGGTCCTGAATAAGACCTTATAAACTTTTCACACAAGCCGAATACAAACTAATACGGAGAATACGTATGTCTTTTGCTAAATTAAAAAAGCAATCATCTTTAGGTTCCCTTACCCAAAAATTGGTAAAGGAAGTAGAAAAGATGAACAGTGGTTCTGGAAATCAGGACGAAAGACTCTGGAAACCAGAGATGGATAAAACAGGTAATGGTTACGC